CTTTTGTCTTTTCTTCTGATGTTAATTTTTTATCTGCATTTACTTGTTTCACAAGCTCATCAAAATGAGAGATTAATACTAAGTTTTCAATAGACACTCTATCCAATTTCACATTATATTTAGTAGAATCATTTACTAATTTTCCTACTTTATTTACATAATTGACAGTATCCATTTTCACAAGTTTTAGTATTAATGTTACAATTACACGTAGTCATATCTAACAAGCTCAACATCTCATCGTAATATTGCTCAGCATCTTCAGTTAATCCTAGAGTAGTAGCATTATCATAAAGCGTTTTCTTAAACAGAAACATCATTATTTTATCTTTCATTTTGTTATCTAGGCAATTGTGGCAATACGTAGTTAGCAGTTTTATTTCTGCATAATACAATGATTCATTCATTTCCATATCAATCGTATATAAAATAAAAGGGGAAAGGGATATTACTCCCAATCCCCTTTTTGGTTTGAATTATATTTTTTGATTAAGCAACTTCTACAAAAGCTTTTAAAGCTGTCATAAATGCAGATTCATCAAGTTCACCAGCATTTACATACAATTCACAAGCTAATGGAGTTGTTTTGATATATTGATTATCATCACTAAGATATTTGTTATCCCATTCGATAGACAATGTATCGTAAGTAGCACTTAAATCGGCTTTTAACTCAGGAGCAATGTACGGATAGATACCATTTGCACGATGTGTAATACCTCTGTAACCAAGAGCTGCATTTTCACGATCACGAACAATCTTCGGATTACCTTTACCAGGAGTACCTTGAGTCTTAGCAATCGTTAAATTAGCAATAGGATACATTACATTACTCAACAACCCAGAAGGAATAGTTTTCCACATAAATGCTTCTACAGAAACTTGGGAATAATTTGAATCCAACATAATACCTTCATTATACGGCATTTCTTTTGCATTCAAAGTAAGTACAGCATCTGAACTAGTTGCTACTACTCTAGCTTCTTTGTGTTTGTTGATCTTATTCTTAAAAGCTGTGATCAAATCAGTTGCACTTGTACTCTTTGCAATAACTTCATAAGTATGAGTAAATTGTCCTGGAGCTTCATAGATGTCAGTGTATACTAAACGCAACACATAACGATGACCAACTTCTGGAGCAACATCAGTAGCAGTAATTACAATTTTGTCCTCAGCTGCAGCTACATATTCACTAAATACCATGTTAGGTTTAGAACCCTTCATGATAGGCATTGAAAAACGAATAACTGATTTAGTTGATTTTGTTCCTTCTCCATTATAAACATCTTCTTTGCCTTCACAAACACCGATGTATAATGAACTAGCAGCTTTTGCTCCATTTGCATCTTTTACAATTGCTCTATTTTGATCAAATAATGCAATCTGACCTTCTGTCAATGCATCTACTGTCGTATAAGATGCAGGTGCATCAGTACCAATAAGTACCGTATTCACATGATTAAGCATAATTTTTATTTTTATTTTTGTTAAACTTTAATTAGACGTCTAGCTTAACATTTTATTAGTTTTTCTACTCAGCTTATTTCAGCCTTTCCTCGTCAAACTAAACTATTTCGTATAATCATTCCATTGTACTAACTTCGTTCATATACGATTGATATCTTGGATTAGCCTTATTTTCCAAATACAACTCTACCGCTAACTTAACTATCTCATTATGAGTTGCAGCTGGCATATCTGTATACTCATCAAATGGAGCATCAGTAAGACTAATCCTTTTAGGAGTTCTCAAGTAAGTGAGAATATAATTTCTTATGTTGTAATTACCATCTGTGTACAAATGGATTTCATTTCCTTCATATAATCTTAATGGTCTGGCGGATCTACCATGTAATCTATATTCTGACAAAGTATTTTGTCTTTGTCTGTCAATATTTTCTACTGTAGCTTCTAACACATCTACATTTTTAGTTCTTGGTTGACCACTTGGACCCACAGGCCAACAATGATCATAACTAAATATTACAGCAGTTTCTCCTACAGTAAACATATAATCATCTGGTAGAGTAACTGAATATTCTTCTGGATATGTAGTGAATTGATAAGACTTTCTAGTAACTAATGTACGCAGGTCATCTATTCTTTTTTGATCTTGTTCAAATCCAGTTTGTTTGAAATTAATACCGGAGTATCTAGTTTTAATAAATTTATCTAACCCAGCCATTAACCAATACTCAATATCTGAAGTAGTAGGTTTTGTTAGATTGTCATCTAATTTATCTATTTCTAACTCAAAAGCTGTTTGTAAATCAATATACTTCATTATTGTTGATTATTTGGTTGTTTTACTTGTAATCTATATTTACCTTCAGTAATAAACATATTAACTGCTAAATCTACAATTTCACTATGAATTGATTCTGGTAGTTCACATTTACTAGCTCCGTCAGTAGTATTGAATCTTAATGGTTTTCTATAGTAAGTTAATGTAACATTACCTAATGTAGTATACGCATCTACTGCTACTTCTATATAGTTATATTTAGTAGTAGGATCTGATACTAATGCAACAGCAGGTTGTCTAACAATAGGTGTATTGTATGCAGTTTTAATAAACTTACCAAGATCCCTATACTTAACTAATTGATTATCTACTCTAACAAAATCTTTGTATTGTTTATATGTACCTTTTACTTTACTAAAAGAATGTACATATAAGAAATATTCTTCAGTAGATACATATGGTAATCTGTATCTTGTGAAACCATTAAGAGTAGTACCTGTTGCGGTTAACTCTTTTTCTACTAATAAACTCTTAATAGAATCTGTATTTCTAGTATGTATGTTGGTTTCAGTTTCCATCTGATCATCACCAACATAGTTCATCATTACATATCTATCTTGAGCTTCATTTAATATTGAAAATATAAGATCAGAATTAGGCTTTTGGTCTATAGTAAGAGTAGGATCTATTAACTGTATCCTGCGCTCAAATTCCATTTGCATATTTTTTGCGTCCATCTATACCTCCTATTCTGATAATTGTGCTACGTACTGTGGATGTGTTTGAGTTCTTGGAGATTCAATATTCTCAATTGCCATGTCAGCAGCTAATTTAACTACTTCATATTGCATATACTCTGGAATTTCATCTAGAGTAGACGTAATATCTTGATTATTAATCTTTCTTGGATATGCTAGATAAGTAATATCTATAGTGTAGGGGCCCACCATGAGATCCCTATCTATAAATACTATTAACTTATTATCCTCTAGTATTGCTACAGGTTCTTCAATCCAAGGTTTATTATTATAAGTTTCTAAGAATCTAGTAGCTTGTTCGTGACTAATAAGTTTTACTGTAGCTATTTTATTACTACCAAAATGTAAAATTCCTTCTAAGAAGTACATACGCTTATCTTGAGTAATGTCACCATAAGTAATACTAGATTTGAAATTATTCATAGTGAGCCTATTACTTATAGGTTCACTTAGTAAAGACAATCCTTTATCAGTTTTTACTAAACCTTCTAAGTCTGCTACTCTTTTTATATTACCTTCAAATGGTATTCTAAGAGTATTATTACCAGTAACTTTAGTAGCTATCTTACTTAGATATGCTGTGTATAACCAATAATCAATTTCCTCAGGTAAGAAAGATGGACAACCAGATATACCAATATTAACGGCATTCTTGTCCGCTTCAATCTTAAATGCTATATGTGCTTCTAATACTGTCATGTTTACTTTTACTTAGATTCTATTTCTTGAAGTATAGTCATTTTGATGTCCTGATTCTTTTTATCATTCAATGAAGCAATTGCATCTTCCAAACTTCTACCAATAATGTCAGTACCATAGTAGTAGATGTTTTTAGACTTGCGAATTACATTCTTTGAAATAGCTGCTTCAATGATATATTGAGTATCTCTTACTTTGTTGTTTACCCAAATCAAGAAGAACTTATCAGGATCATTTTCAATAAGATCAAACAAACTACTTTCAACTAGCTCGTTACTGATATTATCAGTCTTGTGACCATATAAGCGTAAACATTTGCGCATTTCCTCAATTGACATCTTGTTAAATTCAGAGAATGCCTCACGTTTAGCTTTGTTTCTTTTATTAGCTTCTTCAGCTTCAATTTCTTTATTTACAAGAACATAATCATGAGTAGGCTTAAGATTATTGATTCCATTTGCTACTCTTTTGTGTCCTTTTAAAAATAAATATGCAAGTTCATCTTCAGGCCTTTCTGTATGTAAAACTTTATCTCTTGCGCCTAAACCGATTGCATATGTTTTCCAGAATCCACTTTGTGGAGATAAATGTCCTTCTTCATATCCCATTTCTTTCTCCAAACGTCTAGCATCTTCTGGAGTTAAACCGGTATATCTATTACCGGATCTTGTCCAGTAAGTACTGATATAATCTTTACAATTCTTATACTTAGCGATTCCAGCCCATGGATTTGTACGGGCGAATTTTAATATAATATCCATAGTATTTTGTTGTTACACTGCATCTTTGAATCTAAATACATAATCATAACTTATTTTATTTCCTCTTATGGATTTTCTAATAGTTGTAGAATGAATTTTAGTTTCTGCTGCAGCTTCTTTTAAACTGTTAAATTCTTTAATTACATTCAAATCTTTATCAAACATTAATACTTTTTTTGTACGTCTGGCGTTACTTTCGGCAACCGCTTTTCTGTGTTCATCAGAATAATTTAATTTGTGTGTTTCTGACATTCTTTTCTTTGCTTCATCAGAAGCTTTTCTACCTAAAGCTTTTTGTCTTAATTTTTCTTTGGTTTCCTCAGAGTGTTTTCTACCAAAAGTTCCATCACCTCCATCGGTTAAATTATAACCTATTTTTCTATCTCTGCTGTTAAAGAATTTTATGTAATACTTTTCTTTTTCTTTTAACTCCTCGGCATTTTCTGCAAAGTCGATGACTTCTAATGTGAAATTATCTTCTCCATATTTTGCCATGGATTTATGAATAGGAGCAGGTTCTCCGATGCGAGCTTCATACCAATGATGTCTGTATCTAGCACCGGAGCCCTGATTTGTTATTCCTATATAAATTTTATTAGTTATTTTGTTGGTTATCTTATATACTTCGTATGTTCGCATAATAGTAAATTTTTAAAACTCACTATTATAAACGTCAACTTCCATAATAAGTTCCAATTATTTTGAACTAATCTTCGACCTCCATCAACAATTCTCCACATGCCCTGGGATCACGAAGCATGATTCCCATTTCTCCGAGGAAATGTACGCTGTAACCGTCCTTTGCATTAGATCTTACTGTGGATTTATTTTTAGAGTAACCAGTTCCCGGAGCTACAGAACCTGAAGTATTCCAGATAACCATCTCACGATCCTTACGAACAACCTTAACGATATTAGCTTGACCATCACGTCTACCAAGATCCAAGAATGTCATTCTATAAGATTCCAGTGGTTTACCAGATACCGGGTGTAACAAACGATTATAAGTAGTATCATCATACAACGGGAAATGTTTCAATGTCAATTCAATGCCATTCGTCATCTTGTATGTTACAAACTGACCACCCAAAACTAAAGCCTGACCAGAACCACTGATAAACTTCGTATCAATCAAGTTCATTGTAGCTGCTTTTTGTTTCAATACACGGTCAAATTCTCTCATACCCATTTCACCAGTCAAAGCAACAAACTTACGTTCGTTAGTACCTAAGATATTGTAAGACAAGTCAAACAAGAAGTCTTCCAACAATTCCGGAGTCAATTCAGTATAGTAACGTCTGTTAGACGGAGCAATCTGTTGCAACAAACCTGCAGGAATGTAAACCGGACGACCATTTGTACCTAACAATGAAGTAGAACCGTCTTTATTTACATTAGACTTAGAGTAAACCATCATTCTCTCACATCTCTTAGACCACTCACGCATTGCCTTCCATTCCTGATAATCAGACCACAAGTAAGAAGTCTTACCAGTTTTAGGATCTTTCAAAGCAATCCAAAGTACTGTAGAATAAGCTGTACCTGTAATATCATAATCCAAGCGAGTCGTAAACAAGAAGTTTCTCATCTTGAAATGAGTATTATAATTCAGGATATCACCCTCTTCACTGTACTCTTCGTAAGCAGAAGCTAAACGAGATACTTGACGACCAGCTAACAAATATTCACCAGGAATATAAGAATTAGATTGACCATCTGCAATGAAACAAGTATAAACCCATTCATTACCATCTTGATAAGGAGCACCAGAAACACGTACTTGATACTCTCTATTATCAAATTCCAAAATTGCACCAGGACCAAACCATTTGTCCTCTAACCACAACATGATAGGTGTGTTACCCAAACCTGCCATAACTGTGCTAGCATTTGCAGCAGTGATTTCTGTTCCCTGCCATTTTGCAGAGCGAATTGTCACAGCTCTATCGCTATCAATCATTACAGACCATTCGTAGTCTCTTTGGTCAATTGTCATTACATTACCAAGACCACCAGTAATCGCATCCAAAGAAGTGCTATAACCATCATCTTTAGAACCGAATACATAAGAAATAACACGGGTTACTTCATACGGTCTAGTAAGCATTGCATTTGAAATCATATTCTCATCAACAAGATCTGAGAACCATTTACCTCTACCGATCTGTAAATTATTTAAAATTCCGTTATCCATATAAATGTTAGTAATTTATTTTTAATTAAAGTAGTTGTACTGCACGACTAAAAATAGAGTTAGATGAACTTGTATTAATTCTCTTAGTACCTTTACTAACGCCTGTTGATCTGAGACTATTTTTCAGATTTTTAATAGCAGAGCTAGTACCCTGTTTTTTGGCAGCATCTAACAAAGTGTCACCTCGCATTGTAAAATAAGCTGACTCTATTAAATTCTTTACGCTCTTGGAATAGTCTTTTTGGTACTGGGTCTTTCCACTAGCGTCGGCTTTAAATATATAAGCCAATAATTCTTTCTTGTCCTTAGCTGGTATTTTGATACCACGTATATTGTCCAAGGACTTTATTTCACCGACAACGTCATCAAAAAACTTTTGTTGGCGCTGCACCATTTCCTCCTTTTTGATTCTTTGTTGCTCTAATAGCTCTTCTTTCTCTTTTGCAACAATCTCTTGAAGTTCCTCAACCGCATCTCTAGCCTCATCTTCTAATACTCCAGCATCTTCAAATCTTTCGATTTTCTTAGCAATTTGTTTGTCACTGTAACCTTTTCTAGCTAGTAACTCTCTCAATACTATCTTTTGCTCATTTTCATTTTCAATATCAACATTGTCAACATCAATGTCCGGAGTAATAGAGAAATAATCTTCTAACTTACCCCCATTACGAACAAATTCATCTAATTTTGCAACATCTTCGCTTGCATATTCTGGAGTAGATTGTTCTTCGATTACTTCTTTAAAATACTTAACCAATTCTTCTACAGTCTTTGGTTTTTCTTCTTCCTCTTCTTCATCAAAATCCCATTCTAATTCTTCAGCAATTGCATCAAATAAAGCAGATACTTGTTTAGATTCAACTTCATCTTCTTCAGTCTCTTCTTCTATTTCTTCTTCGGTTTCCTCTTCTTCAGTCTCTTCTTTATCCTTTTTCTTAGAGGCTTTCTTAGATTTCTTAGGTTCTTCTACTTCTTCCTCTTCAACTTCATCGATTTCCTCTTCCTCTACTTCTTCCTCTTCTTCTATTTCTTCTGTCTTTTTATTTTTAGATCCAGGAGTAGCAGGTCTAGCTTTAGCAGACTCTTGTTTTAGTCTCTCTAATTCTTCATCATCAATATCATCGTTTTGAGAGATGGTGTTACCAACTTGTTCAGTGAATATATCAGTTATAGCTGTAAATCCAAATAGTGTATCGTTACTATTGTTTTCCATAATTAATTATAATTAGATTGTAATTGTTATTTTTTCTTTCTTCCTTTATGATTCCACTTAGCAGCATTTTGAGCAAATATTGCACGTTTTCTAGTCAATGGGTTTTTACTATGCGTTAACTCTTCTGTACTTTTACCTGTTCTTTTCTTAAGTGCGTTAAACTTCCCACGATTCTTTTTCTTGATGTGTATACCTTCGTCTTTATAAGAAGGAATTGGGTAACTGGGTATAAATTTTCCATCTTTGGACTTTAGTTTTTTGATGCCTTTTCCAACTCCCCAAGGAATCAAATCAAGTACTGCACCTATTGCTGCACCAGCATAATCTCCTTTGCCTAAGTCTTCAATAAAGTTAACAGCATCTTTAATATAACCAGCTGGAGTAATATAAGCTTCTGGCTGAACTGTATTAACTGCACCTGATATTTTCCTTTGTCTTTCAAAGTACTCAGGAGTACCAGTTCTGTATTCTGGTGGTAAATCTGCTTTATTTATGGTCTTACCTTTACCATCTTGATATGCAGGAATAGAATCAAATTGTTGCTTGATATCAAGATACGTAGCATCAGGGTTATTTGCCCTGACACTATCGTATATTTGTTTTCTCTCTTTAAGAGATAAATCTTTCCATTTCATACTAGTAATATTTATTTATCTGTCTTACCTGGTTTACCTTTTCCGCCCTTTTTAGAGCCTCCCTTACACGCCATAATTAGTCCTCCTATTTTTTAGATTTGTTTTTATATTCTTTTTCTGTTATTTTAACAAAGGTTGCTTTAATTTTATCGCATCTACCATTTTTGAATTTAAAAGCGTATCGTATAGAACCTTTGTCTATTTTCAATTGTCTGGAAGCGTCTTTATACGCATAAAAGTATTTACATTCACCATTGTCGAAAATAGCTTTTATAAAGATGTTATTCTTTTTATTTCTATAGTCTTTATAACGTTCTATAGTTTTTACCCTTATTTTGTCTATTATTTCCTTTTTCTTTTCTTCAGACATGCAATTATACCCGAAATATTGTTTTGTAATATCCCATCTATTCTTCATTTTATCGGATTGTTTAGGTCTTTTTTTACCTAAATTTTTCAATCTAATTTTTTCAATGGTTTCTTTGGATATTTTTCTACATAAGGCTTTCTGTCTAATTTTCTCTTTCGTCTCTTCAGATAAATGTTTCCCAGCATATTTTGCCTCTGGATCAATATTATATCCAAATTCTCTAATATATGATTTGTAATAATCTAAATAATATTGTTCAAAAATTAAACATTCATCAGGTTCACATTCTTCTAAAAACTGAAATTGTAAAACATCTTTGTATTTATTATATGCAGATTGAAGATGATCGTTACAATGTCTATTTTTCTCAAGATTTCTTAGATGTTCTTTTAATCTTCTTTCTACATTAATTGAACTCCCAATGTATCTCTTGTTATTTATCGGATTATATATTTGATAGATGCCTGACATACTTTATTTCTTTTTGGATCTGGCTGCTTCAGCATTTGTTTTATTCTTAAGAGCAGTTTTTGCTTTTAATTGTTCTCTCTTATAAGCTGCATCATCTTTCATCTTCTGCAATCTTTTAGCTTCTTGTAATTTTCTATTTTCAAGAGCTATTTTCTCTTTCTCGATGGTGGCCTTTAATTTATCAGCTTTTTCTTGTGCAGCAATTTTACGCTTTTCAAGTTCTTTCTTATTTTCTTCAGCTCTAGCCTTGTTTGCTAAATCCATTTGTTTGCTCATAGCATCAGATACAGCTTTTTGTCTAGCTATTTCTTGATTACCAATTTCAATTACATCAGGTACACCATTCATATCTTGATCCATATTCTCAGATCCTCTATAAGCATTTAATTGAGCTACAGTAATCTTAGTAGCATTGTCTTGATCAATCTTATATTTAGTAAGATCAAGTTCAGCTTCTTTAAGCATAAGTTCTTCTTCCTTAACTTGATTCTGCATTTCAACAAGCTGTTGCTGTTGTTGATTTTCTTGTTCTTGCATTGCTTGTTGTTGCTTCAATCTGTTGTTTTCTATGTCTTGTAATTTGGATTTGATTACACTTAAATTGTCGCTAGTAAATATTTCAGCAGCATCTAATAATGATGCACCATTTTGCATAGCTGGCTGTACAAGACTCTTAAGTTGTTCAATGGCTTGACTTTCTTTTGTACTGTCAGTTACAAAAATATCAAAGTCTTCATATGACCAATTGTCATCCATTTGCAAGAATGTTCTAGTACCCTCATCAAATATATAATTTAAATACTTTTTATCATCCTTCCATGCAAACTTAGCACTGTCTAATAGCATAGACAACACATGTGTCTTAACCTGATTATGCAACCAAAACCACGGTTCAGTGATATGAGCAGATTGAACTACAGATCTTTCTACATTACCCACTAACTCATTACTAGAAATAGAACCTTGCCTTTGTTTTGTTACTCCGGACAATTCAGATACCATTTCTTCAATCTTTGCAAGTAATTGAATGTACGTATTAATAGTATTAGACATACTTGCATCAATAGAAGTCCACTGATTGTATGGTGATGGTTTACCACCCTCTCTACCAGGAATGTCCCAACCTTCTTCGTATGGATTGACAAATGCTACGCCAAGTGCCCCTAAGTAATGCATCCACTTATCTACATCTATACCCATACTCTTAGGTATTTGAGTAACATCTATTACAGGTATTTTTCCTTTGTCTCTAGCTATTGCCATTTCAAGACGATACCAAAGTATGATATACATGTATTGTAGTGGTTTCATAATAGCAACTAATGACTTGGCTTTAGTATTTGTATTACTATAAGCTGCACCAGTGTATGGTAATTTAGCACTATTTAAATTGTCTCCTCTACGGAATTGGTACTCTAATGGTTGCATACCAAAGTAAAGATCATCCCCTGCTCTATATCCTTCCCATACTTCAATAATCCATTTCCATTCAACGTTGATCTCTTCACCAGTAGGTTTATAATATTCATCTACTTGTATTTCATCTGGCATACCTGTCTCAGGATCTATTATTGTAACAAACCCTATCTTTTTAAGTGATTTCCAGCATACATGATAAACTACAATGTTATCTGGATCTCCATAAGGATTGTGGTCTGGTAATTTATTGTATGATTTTAAGTTATAATGAACAAAATCATCTACTGGACTTTTGTCTGGACCAAATCCCGATGTAGGTTTTTGATCTACTATTTCTAACAATTCATTCAATTGCTTTTCATCCAGTTTATCATAAAACTGATCGTATATTTGACTCCATGACATTAATGATCTATAACAACACCAAGATGCATCGTGAATGAATTCAATGCCTTCTTCTGCAGGATATTTAAAATCTTTAGGATTAATTCTTTTAATAACTGGTTCACCATTTCTAATTCCTACATAGTACTCTTCAAGCCCTGCAACAAGTGCATCTTTAAAGCCTTTCATAAATTCATGGGAAATGTTTTCTTTCTTAAGTAAGAACAATAGACTTTGATATGCTGTTGTTTCTGCTGCATCTTTATAATCCTTTGTTAAATACTTCTGTATTTGCTCTGGTGTTTGAATTTCTCCAGTCTGTAATCCTTCTTGAAATCTAGCTTGATCCTCTGGGCTTAATTTAGCAAGCATAGCAGCTTGCATATAATTTAATAACATCTGTTTAGCTTTATCCTGAACTTCACTACTAGCAATATCACTAGTACGACACACTCTAAAGTTAAATGGACGCTTTGTTTCTTCACCCAATAATAGATCTACTTTTGGACGTATGATATTATAATCCTGTGCCATTGCTGGAAAGCCATCATCTTGATTGAAAGGATTTGTAACATACTTTAGGTCTTTTTCATTGTATATACTATTATATAAATCATAATAGCTTTGCATTTCTTCTTCATCAGGTATACTTTCGGACGAAGCTATGCCAGATATTCCAATAATGTAATCCACGCAGTCTTTTCGCCATTCTTCGGTTTTTTTACTGAGTGGTAGTCTTTGGATAGGAAATGAGTTGACTGTTCTTTCCATATTAATTAGTAAACATAAATGTGGTTGTGTTATTATTTAAAGGTATGAATGTAAATGAATTATCTGTATTTTTAAACAACGGTTTATCAAACAATCTCATTTTCTTTTCAACATCCTCTTTCTTTTTTACTTGTATATTGTACAATTGCTCTCTATAGACCATTACCTGCATAAATGCCATAACCCTATCAAAGTTTCCTTTATCATTATATTGAATAAGTTCTTCGAGGAATGGTTCAGACAATACAGTATTTAAACCTAATTGTTTTTGATCCCTAAGTTCTTCTAGCCATTCTTTAATCTTACCTTCTCCCCAAAGTTTGATTTCTCTATTCATATGACATCCTTTTCGTCTATTTACTGTAGAATTATTGACAATGTCTTTAATAATGTCTGGTTGATCAGCAAGTAAATGACTACAATGTTTATTATTGAAGTAAGTAAATAAACCAGTATTTTGGTTTTCTACCATTGCTTTTGCATTATAGTAAATAAGCAACTTACGAACATTTTCATAAAACTCTTCAGCAGTTTTTGGTCTACCTGTGTACTCTGCTACAATGATATCTGAGTATGATTCAAAATCTTGAAAACGTTTATATATAAAACAAGAACCTAATGAATTAGTACCTGATTGATCATGATCATATGGGTCAATACCAGCTATGTACAAACCAAATGGTGCATCTTTAACTGGATGCTCCCATATAACTATTTTACCAGTAGGATCAGAGTTCTTTGGTAATGGAAATTCGGTTATATCTCCTGTCTTTTGTACATTCCAAATTATCTCTCCATTAACCAAAGTAAGTGTACCTACTTGTTTGTGATTCTGTAACTTGGTATTGGTTCTTATCCTTGCTAATTGTTTTTGTAATTCTTTTTTTGGGAATATATTACCAGATAATTCAGTAAATGCTTCTGCTGGGGATTCAGAGTGTTCTGCTACATATCTATCTATTTGTTGAGAACTAGTAGCTTCTTTTAATTCTTCTTCA